CTAGGCACAATTGTTGAACAGGCAATTACTGGTGTCCAAACCATCTCCTTATCTGGCTCATCTTATACACTGACTTCATTAAATGGTATTTCAGATCAAGCACGTAATGCTGCGATTATTTTTACTGGAACACCATCAGCCACATGTACTGTAACTACACCAGCAGTTAATAAGATCTATATTATTTTCAATAATACGTCTGGTGGCTTTGGCGTTACAATGACAACTGGCTCTGGATCTACCATTACAATTCCAAATGGTTCTACGTATATTATTTATTGTGATGGTACCAATTACTATAGTGCATCTAACTATGTATCATCTAACGTATCCATTACTGGCGGTACTATTAATGGCACGACTATTGGTGCTACTACACCTTCTACAGGTGCATTTACAACACTTTCAGCAAGCAGCACTTTAACTGCTAGTAGTAATGCAACCGTTGGTGGAACTTTAGGCGTAACAGGAAATACAACATTAAGCGGAACATTGGGTGTAACAGGAAATGCAACATTCTCAGGCACTATTGCAGGGACATTAGCTTCAACTGTTACGGGGACTACACAATCTTCAAGTGATAACTCAACTAAGATTGCAACAACAGCTTATGTGACAACTGCGGTGACAACTGCTACAGGTTCGTTAGGTACGATGTCAACTCAGAATGCGAATGCAGTAGCTATTACTGGCGGTACAATTACAAACAACGTAGTTACCACATTAGGCGAAGTAACAACCGTATTAGCCACAGCAGCAACAGGCACAGTAAACTACGATGTATTAACTCAATCAGTGCTTTACTATACAACTAATGCATCAGGTAACTGGACTTTAAATATTCGTGGCAACAGCGGTACAACACTTAATTCAGTCATGGGTGTAGGCGAGACACGTACAATTACGTTTTTAGTAACACAAGGTTCAACAGCTTATTACAACAATGCATTAACCATTGACGGTAATGCAGTATCTCCTAAATGGCAAGGGGGTGCAGCACCTACCTTAGGTGATATTAATAGTATTGATACATATACATATTCAATCATTAAAACAGCAAGTGCGACATTTACGGTATTAGCATCACAATCACAATTTAAATAGGGTTGAATAATGCCATTAAATATTACATCAGGAACATTGTCGGCTAAAGGATTTGGGTTTACTAACAAACCATTCTTTAATTTTGTTTCTACTATTTCGTCTAATACAACTAGCTATAATTTAGCTACAGCTGCTACAGCTGCTGGTTGGAATGGGGTAACGCCTATTAAGGCTAACATCACCATAAATTCTGGTGTAACAGTTTCAGGTACAGGTACAGGCACTTCAGCAGCATTTGTAATTAATGGCATTGCAGCAACATCACAAATAACAATTAATAATAATGGCACAGTTGTAGGTAGTGGTGGTGCTACAGGATATAACACAACTAATGGCGGGTCTACAGGTTATCCAGGTAATCCAACTTCTGTAACACCTATTACATGGACTAATAACGTTTACGGTACAGGGTATCCAATAGGCCCAGGCGCTGGTGGTTCTAATCCAGGATATAACTATTTCTCAGGCGGTACTTCTCCTAATGCAGGGGCTGGTACAGCAGGTGGGTCAGCTTTGTATCTAGCATCTAATGTTTATTTAACTATTAATAATAGTGCCACAGGATTATTTACAGGTGGTGGTGGCGGTGCGTCAGGTATGGCAGGTAATAATGCAGGTGCTCCAGCAGGTTCTAATGGTGGATATTTAATTGAAGAAACAGGTTCACATCCTGCAGTAATTGCCAATAATATATCAGGCGGTATATTAGCTTCTGGTGGCGGTGCATCAGGTGGTTGGGGTAATCGTTTTGATGGCGATGGTATTGGTGGTCGTCCAGGCTATCCAGGTCTTAACTATAATTATGGTAGCTCAGGCATATCTCCTGGTTTAGCAACAAACAATACAAGTAATACTTTAGTAAACACAACAGGCACATTTACTTTATCGCCTGCGGTTTAAGGAGTTTGAATGGTTAATTCAAGAAGTTTATCTGATTTAAATCCTAAAGTCGCTGCACTTTGCAGTGAGTTTATTAACAGCTGCAAGAAACAAAATATTGATATTATTATTACTTCTACCTATCGTGATACGGAATCTCAGAATGCTTTATACGCACAAGGCCGTACTGCACCAGGCAAGAAGGTTACTAACGCTAAGGCAGGTCAGTCATTCCATAACTGGAAAGTAGCTTTTGATTTTGTGCCTGTTGTTAATGGTAAGCCTGTATGGGATAACGATGAACTTATTACTAAGTGTGGTGAGATTGGCGAAAATATAGGACTTGAATGGGCTGGACGTTGGAAAACATTCAAAGAAAAGCTGCACTTACAGTATACTAATGGCTTGACATTAGCAGATTTCCAAGCAGGCAAAACAATATGATGGTGCCTAAATTTATACATGACATCTTAACGGAGCCAGATAATGAAACTTATTGCATTATTAAAATAATGGCTGCAGTCGGAACATTTGCGTTTATCGCTTTGGGTATTACTCACATTGTACTTAACCATACTTTTGATTTTATGGGCTTTGGAACGGGCTTAGGTGCATTGATGGGTTCTGCTGGTGTAGGTGCTAAATTCAAAAAGGATACTCCAATTGCCGATAGTAATTGAATTTATTAAGACATATTGGAAACAGTTTGCAATTGCTGGAATTGCTGCGTTCTTATTTTTGTTCGGCTATTACAAAGGCTATGAACATGAGAAGGCTGCGTTGGTAGCAATAGAGGAAAGATATAAAGCTGCACAAGCTGTTGCAGAAGCGCATAATGCAGAAGTAGTTAAACAACAACAAATTGTGACGGATAAGGTAGCCAAGGAGTACACAAATGCGATTGATAAGCTTAATCAGTTTTACCATGATCATCCTATTAAGTGGGTGCAGCCCAACAATAGCGCCAGTTGTAAAGTGTCCAGCGTATCCAACACCGCCAGCCAATCTAATGGAACAGCCGAAAGCGATCAATCTAGTGCCGAAGGAGTTACGCCCGTAGATTGTGCTGATACAACCATGCAGTTACTCTTGCTACAAAAGTGGGTTCGTGAACAGGAAAGTATTCAATAATGGCATTACAAAAACTTGTATATCGTGCTGGTCTTAACCGTGAAGGCACCAACTATTCTAATGAAGGTGGTTGGTATGATGCGGATAAGGTACGCTTTCGTTCTGGACAACCAGAAAAGATTGGTGGCTGGATACAAGTATCTTCTGCTCAATATCTTGGTCATGCACGTTCTTTGTGGACATGGGTTGATGCCGATGGTGTAACTGCTTATATTGCATTAGGCACTAATATTAAATACTACATTTACTATGCTGGTACATATAATGACATTACGCCAATCTATCGTAAGGATGGGACAGCATTATCTCCACCAAATACATTAGGGGCTAACCCAATTGCAACACAGTCTGGCTCTAGAGTTATTACATTAACAGATCCAAACTATACGCCTAATGTTGGTGATTATATTGTTATTACATCTACTGCTAACGTAGGTGGATTGAGTATCAATGGTGAGTATATTATTACTACTGTTCCAACATCTACTACATTTACTGTGAATGCCACTAACCCAGCATCTTCTACAGCAACTGGCGGTGGTACTGTTACATTCCAATTTGAATATCCTACTGGCTTAGATGTTGCAACAACAGGTCTAGGCTGGGGTGCTGGTCCTTGGTCATACACCGTTCCAGTTAGTCTTGGTGTTAATCCATTAGCAACCACTAATGGTAGTTTAGTGATTACTGTTACGCAAACGGCACATGGTTTAACAACAGGCAACTGGGTATATATTTCAGGTTCTTCTGACATTGGTGGTATTCCAGCATCAGATATTAATACTAACTTTACAGTGACTGTGACAGGAACTAATACATATACAGTTACTACACAAGGCACTGCAACTTCTACGGTATCAGCTGGTGGCGGATCTAATATAATTGTTTATCCACAAAATGGCGCTCGTGGTTGGGGCGCTGCTTCATCTGTAGGTTTAACACAACAATTACGTTTGTGGACACAAGATAACTATGGTGCCGACTTGGTGATTGCACCACGTGGCGGTCCTATTTATTATTGGCAAGATGCTAATACGGTCAGTACAAGAGCCGTATCTTTGGCATCACTTGCTACACCAGCAGGCAACAATCCTACGTTTGTACCAACACAAACATTCCAAGTATTAACCTCATCCATTCAACAATTTATTATTGCGATGGGATCTAATTCTTACAATGGTGGTACATACTCCGCCACATTTAATCCTATGTTGGTACGTTGGTCTGATCAAGCAAATCCAACACAATGGGTTCCTGCGGTGACAAATCAGTCAGGTGAGTTTGCTTTGACTAATGGCTCATACATTATGACCTCAATGGCTACTAGACAAGAAAACTTGATATGGACAGATTCTTGTTTATATTCAATGCAATACATTGGATATCCGTATGTATTCAGCTTCCAAGTATTGATGGATAATATCTCTATACTTTCACCAAACTCTGCAGTAACAGTTGCTAACGTTACTTATTGGATTGGTAAGGGTAAGTTCTATACGTATTCTGGTACTGTACAAACATTGCCATGTGCTTTACGCCAATACATCTTTGATGACATTAATTTAACCCAAGCATTCCAAATATTTGCAGGAGCTAATGAAGCATTTAATGAAGTTTGGTGGTTCTATGTCAGCAATGAAAGTGTTAATAATACTATTGATAAGTATGTGATTTATAATTACTTAGACAAAGTATGGTCATATGGAACAATGGCTAGAACAGCATGGTTACAATATGGTATTAACCCAAGCCCTGTAGCAGCAGATTACAACAATCGTTTACTTTATCATGAGGTAGGGACAGATGATGTATCAACAGCTTCACCGCAACCTATTGTGTCATATATACAATCTTCAGACTTTGGTATTGAAGCTGGGGACCACTTGGGATTCGTATGGCGTATGTTGCCTGACATCAATTTCAACGGCTCTACAGTAAATGCACCATCAATCACCATGACATTGTATGGACGTCAGAACTCAGGTTCTCCATATGTGCCATCAGATATTGATACGGTAACAAGTGCAAATAACTATCAGACAGCTTCTGAATATACCATTGAACAATATACAGGTCAGGTATATACAAGGCTTCGTGGACGCCAAATGGCTTTTCAGATTAAATCTACAGATCTTGGCGTAGCATGGCAATTAGGTACACCACGTATTGATCTGAAACCAGCAGGCAGACGATGAGTTCAATTAATTACACCGTCAAGCCAACTATTGCGCCTAACTTACCAACAGCGCAAACAGAGTATTCTATTGAGTATGAAATACAACTTACCAATGCTTTACGTTTGTATTTTAATCAGATAGATAATTTTACACAGAATGTAGCTAAGCCATCTTTTGGCACTACAGCAAACAGACCAACCTTTGATTTACCTATAGGCACTATTTACTTTGATACCACGCTTGGAATACCAATTTGGTATAATGGTACACATTGGGTAAATTCTAGTGGCACTATTGTGTAAAACCCTTTAAAATGTAACACATTGACAAATTGGTGGAATTATGAGCCTACAACTAGCAGCACAACATTTACAAGCCCACGGTCGTGGTGATGATACCCATCTAGTCCATATGACTACTGGTGAGCTTGCTTCACTGCAAAAGCTTGCTGAAGCTAAAGGCGGCTCATTAACGATCAACCCTCATACTGGCTTACCTGAAGCTGGCTTCTTAAGCTCATTACTTCCTACTGTTGCTGGTGCAGCATTAGGTGCAATGACTGGTATTGACCCAATGTTAATTGCTGGCGGTGTGGGATTAGCTGATGCTGCAGTCACGGGAAGTTTGGGTCAAGGCTTAATGGCTGGTTTAGGCGCATGGAGTGGTGCAGGTTTTGGCAATGCTTTATCTACAGCTGGTCAACAAAGTTTATTGCAAACTGGTGGCAATACGGCAGATGCTGCATTCCAACAAGCACAGCAAGCGGCAGCACAACAAGCAGCTCCAGCAGCTATTACAGATGCTACAGGTCAAGCGATTGCTCCTAATATGGCTGCAACCAATATTGCTCCTACTGGTTCTAGTTTTACTAATGCAGCCCAAAGCATTGTAACACCACAACAATTTCCAAACTTATCATCTGATCAACTTGCTAATATACAAAATCAAATTGCATCTGCAGCTGGTGATCAAACAACCATTAATAATGTTATTCGTGCAGCAGGTCAAGCTAATGCATCATTAGCATCAAATGCTCAAGGTTTAGGTGCTGTATGGAGTGGAATTTCTAACCCCGCAGGTACAGGTGTTGGTCAATCATTAGGTAATGCATGGAACTTTGCTAAAGCTAATCCTTGGTCAACCTTTGGCGTGGTCAGTCCTATTCTTGGTGCCGCAATGAAAGCAATTCAACCTGGCATTCCATCTGCAACTACTAGTCAAAATACAAATCCAATGGGATTAAAGATTAACCCACAATGGTCAGGCCCTACTGTTCCAGCATCACCACAGCCTTATTACCATGCACAATATCCTAATTACGTACAAAATCCATATAACCCTATAGCTGCTGCTGGTGGTGGTTTGATGGATGTTAAAACGTATGCAGATGGTGAAGAGGTAAGTGATAGCACTAAGATTAAAAAGATTATTGATGCAGAACAAGAGATGCAAAAAGGTCTTGAAATGATTAGTCCATCAAAACATGAGATGTCTAATTATCATGCTGCATTCCATACTGATCCAGGCACAGTAGCTTATGGAGAAGAAAAATATAAAGCGGCTGATCCATATCAACGTGCAGTTGGTATGATGAATGATTTACGTACTGCTGCATTTGTCCCAGGCAAAACCTCAATGTCAAGTGCAGGTGCATTAGGTGCAATCCCTACAGATCCAGCATTAGTATCACAACAACAAATTGCACAACAAGCACAACAACCAGCTGCTGCTAAAGAAGGTGGCTTAATGAATATGTCAATGGGTGGTATTGGTACATTGGGTTCATACTCAGATGGTGGTCGTTTACTTAAAGGTCCAGGTGATGGTGTAAGTGATTCTATTCCAGCATCTATTGGTCATCATCAACCAGCACGTTTGGCGACAGGGGAATTTGTCGTGCCATCCAGAATAGTATCTGAACTAGGAAATGGATCAACTGATGCTGGCGCAAAAAGACTATACGCTATGATGGACCGTGTGCAAAATGCCCGTAAAAAAACAATGGGAAAAGATAAATTTGCAGCAGACACTAAAGCATATAAATACTTGCCAGCATGATCATTTACGAAGACGTTAATGGTATAGACTTCATTGAAGAATTTATGCAGGTTCTTCCACTGCATTATGATGAGCTTTGCGTTACAAAAGAGTTTCCATTAAATCCTGATTGGGATGCGTACAAGAATATGGCAAATTCTGGTATGCTTCGTACAATTACCTGTAGAAATGATGGCGAACTCATTGGTTATATTGCATTTTTTATCCAGCCACATGTGCACTATAAAGACTGCAAGACTGCTTATGAAGATGTTTACTTTATCAAAAAAGAGTATCGTAAGGGAAGAGTTGGCATTAAGTTGTTTCAATACGCTGAAAAGGTTTTAAAAGAGCGTGGCATTAACAGAATCATTGTCCATACAAAGATTCATTTAGATAACAGTAGATTGTTTGAATACTTAGGTTACAAACATACAGATAAATTATTCACGAAAATTTTATAGTAGGTAAAGCCATATGAGATATAACCATTTTGACATGTTGCCAGAAAAGGCATTTCAGCCAGTTGGCAAACGTATGACATTAGAGGGTGGCGGATCTGCACCTTCAGGCCCTACTAACACTACTGTTACGAATACTAACATTCCTGACTATGCACAGCCATACGTCATGAACATGTTGAATGCAGCGCAATCACAAATTTATAACCCATCTGGTACTGGCTTTAATGCTTATACGCCATACAGCTCTAATCCTTCTGATTACGTAGCATCAATGTCACCATTGCAACAGCAAGCACAATCATCTGCTGCTAATTTACAAGTGCCTGGTCAATATAATTTCGGTTCTAATTTAGCTGCTCAAGCAGGTATTGGTTCTTTAGGTGCTGCTAATCAAGCACAAGGATTAATGGGTCAATCATTAGGCTATGGTAATCAAGGCGCAATGTTCGGCAACATGGCTGCTAATATGGCTGGCATGGGTTATGGTGCTGGTCAAAACTTTGCTAACCAAGCAACCAATCCATATGCTGTACAAGCGTACATGAACCCATATTTACAATCATCATTG